AATAGACCCAACTGCATTAGCTCCAATCTGAGTAGCCATAGCATAAGGTCGAATTCCTGGAACAGCTGATAATGCTCCTGCAGCGTTAGCAAGAGCAGATGCTGGTCCAGAAATAACACCATCTTTCTCTTTGTATTCATCCTTTGAAGATTGAACTTCAATACGAAATATATCAAATGATTCATTAGAAGAACCACTCAATGCAACAGCTTTCATTGTAGGTGCCGTCAATTTCACATTTTCCAATTCTGCAAAAACAGTGATGGTAACAGTGTCAGTACCAGCATTGATTTGCTGTAGAGCTTGAAAACTATCCAAACTAACATTGCCTATATCTGATGATGAGATAGTGGCACTAGTAAGGGATAAATAATTTGTAGGAACAAAAAATGGAACACAAATACATCCTCCTTTATTTGTAGAAGGATTCAAATAAACATGAGGCCGTTGAGAACGTGTAACTAGTTGGAGGTCACCACCAATAACTACTGTTTCATTAGCCACTTTTAAATAAGAATAAGAGGCAAAAGCCATCCCTTTATGAAAGGGAGTTCCATTAATAAGAAATGTTAATTTTAAATTAGCTTTTAATAGTTGATAATTCTCTAATTTATTTTTAACAGCAGGATTTGCTAGATACAAAGCCCATGGATCAAAAGTTTGACCCAAACTTGCGCCTACACCCCACTGGTATGTAGCAATTTTAACCCTCCGAGTTAAGAAGGACGAAATGTCAGCATCAGCTGAAATACCAGTGTCGATAGCTTTCATTGTAGAACTATTAGGTAATTCCACAAAAGAATGCATTGATTCATTAGAATGAACCATTACATTGTTTGATTGAACTTCAATCGAAAAGAGGTTTTTTAAGTCACCACTGACTGAGGTTGAGTTTTTTAAAACGCTCCCGTTGAAATTAAAGGTATCCATATGTTATGAAATAAGCCTAAAAACGGCGGGTAGATACAGTAATAAAATGCAGGTAGACTACCCATTCCTACAAGTCACACTTTTGGGTGTGGACCTAGATTATTTTTACAGTGTAATCTCACTGTGTACATGGATATGCCAGAAGTTACAAAAAATTTTACAAGCGCAATTAAGACCGTTAGTAAAAATAAGCTCTTCCTAAGACGATTCCATTATTGTACAAACACTCTAGCCATCAAGCACCCATGCTAGAGTAGACTCATAATCGTATGAGTGTTGTTTAAGGAAAAACCGTTTAACATCTAAATGATTCAAAAAGATTCTTTCCATTTTAGCAACACATCCCTCAAAAATAACTTCACCATGTAAAGACCATTCACGTCTAGCTGCCAAATAACTTTGAGCTAGTTGTTCTTCATCACTGATATTACCTTTCTTAACAATCATACACAAGCTCTTAAAAATACTTTTCAGAGCCAAAGGAGCTACGATACGACCAGCTAATTCTCTAAAAGTACGTTTCAGAAAATCAGCATCATGTATACTAATGAAAGGAACACTAGCACTATCTTTGTCAGCCATAGTGTAAGTAATTCCTTTTGTAGCCAAATACTGTGCAATCGTGGTATGATTGAAATGAGCAAGCCTAGAACCATAAATATTATCATCACCTAATG